AAAAACAATAAAAAAACAACAAAAAAAAAAAAAATAAGTAGTTTTGCCGATAATTATGTTATTAGAAATATAAACTTAAAAAAGATTTCAACTAAAGTTAAAAAAAAAGAAATAGATTATAGAACCTATTTTGATAATGAACTTATAGGTGGTAATAATGAAGATATTGAAAAAAAAATTAATGAAGAGTCAAATGATGAGGAAGAATTGACAGAAGAAGTTATGGAAGAAGAAGTAGAAGAAGCTTTTAACATGGAAGAGTTAGCTAATCTTTACAGTATGGATAATATAGAAAAAGAAAAAACAGTAGTAGAAACAACTAAATTAATAAGCGAAGCTCTAAATGATAAATCTTGGAAAAAAAAGGTAAGTAAAATTGATATTAAACTTGATGAAACTGATGAAAATTTAGTTTATGATTCAAAAATACATAATATTTACAAGAAAATTTATATTTATGATCAATATATTTTTAAAAATGATACTGTTAGAAATATTAGAAATAAAGTCGCTGTTTCCATTCCATTAAATGAAAAATTTAAACTAAACCAACTTTTACCAGAATTACAATATTTTTGGACTGAATATAATATAGATAGTAAAAAAGATAGAGTAATGTTAGGTATGAAATGGAGTCGTAGAAATGAACTTTTAAAGATTGATATAATTCCTAATGATAATATGGCAGTATATGAAAATTTAAGAAATAATTTAGTTTATTTGCGAGACAGTTTTGGTTATAAATTAAAAAGAGAAGATGATGAAACTTCTATTCTTAGAACATATGAAGATTATATAACAGATAATGAAATTTTTATGATAGATATTATGAATGAACTAGGTGTAAATTATAAAAATACTAATGAAAAAGTAAAGAATTTGTTTGATGTTTTCATTTCAATTTACTTTCCTTTATTATCTTATGAAAATTTTTTAGATATAATAGAGATAGTAAATGGTAATGAAAAGAAATTAGATTATTGGCAAAATATGTTTAATGTAATTAGGAATGATATGATTTTAGAATCGGAAATTTATAAAACTGTAGAAAAAAATATAATAGAACTCAAGAAAGATGATAAATTCCAAAAATTATTTTATCCAACCAACATAAACCAATCTATTATTCATGTTAATATTAATAATAAAAAAAATATTACAGGAACAGTTTCTCCAGAAAAATTCAATCTATACAGAATTTTTGATAATTTTATTGTTTCTGAAAAATATCCTTTCATCGAATATCAAGCAAATGATGGACAAATAACTTATAAATTTTATGAAAAATCAATTAATAATATGGATAACAAAGATTCCTTAATAAAATGGTTTGAAAATGCTCCATATGGTTTATCATTTAAAGTAAAAGTAGATGAAAAAAAATTTATTTCAATAGGTATTATGGAAAATGGTAGAATTGAATATAAGATTACTTGGAAAGAAGAAGACAAAGCTACCACAGAAGAAATTTACAAATCATATGAATATATAAAAGAACTTATTAGAAAAATTAACAGTGAAAATAAAAAAGTTAAAATTATGATACCAGAAGATAGTAAATTTAAATTTGCTTTTATTAATACTATTCAAAAATTTAATCTACCAAAAGGTTTTAAAATTAACCACAACGATTTATCTGATTTTTGTAGATTTTTTTATCCATATATTGCTTTAGTTATTGAACCTAAAAAGAGATTATCCAAAAAAAACACAAGTTCTAGTACAAGTTCTAGTAAATATGGAACTTATTTAAGATATAAAAGAATTGAAAAATATGAAAATAAGGCAAAAATGCAAATGAGAATCCTATGGTATTTTAAAAATTATGATATTTCTGAAAAACAATTAATTGATGATATTTCTAAACAATTTAATATTACTCCAGATGCAGCAGAACAAGAGATCCAAAACGTAAAACTTAAATTTAGTAAAGCCATAAATAGATCATCTAGAAATACTAAAAAATTAAAAGCATTACCTAAATCTAAACCACCTGGTATTGAAATTACAATTCAAGGTCGTGACGTAGATAATTATAAATTAAGAATTTATGGAGCCAGAAATAAAGATCAATTATTAGAAATTATTCAATTTATGGAAGTTTTAATTTATCTTTATAGTATGACTTATCTTGTTAAGAAACCTAGATTCCAAAAAATTAGAAATACTCTTAAAAAATTAAATAAAATTGCCAAAAGAAGAAATAAAGTAGTAGAAATTGTAAATTATGAAAGTGAAATAAAAAACGTTAAACTAATTACAGCTATTGATAAAAAACGTTTAGGTTTCAAACCAGAAGAAGGTCAAAATCAATGGACTAGAAGTTGTCAAAATAGTGGAAAAGATAAAAAAAGAAGACCACGTGTTATCCAAGGCAGTAATATGACTGAATTATTAAAGGTTGGATATAAATTAAATAAAAAATCAGGCTATTATGAAAAAAATGTAGAATTAAAAACTAAAGGGAAAACTCATAAAGTTACTCTTAGAGCTGCTAAAATATCTGATGCTGATGATACAGGAAAATTTAATTTTTATACATGCGATCCATCTGAAAATAATGAACATACATACATTGGATTTCTTTCCAGAGGTAATAATCCTAATGATTTATGTATGCCTTGTTGTTTTAAAAAAGATCATCTTTATAGTGATAATAAAAAGAAGCAAAATTATTACTTAAAATGTATTGGTAATAAAAAAGCTGATAACAAAGTAGAAGAAATTAAAAAGAAAGATTTGGGTGATAAGGTTTATATTTTACAAGATACTAATAAAATTCAAGAAGGTAGGTTTATTAATTTATCTGCACAACTTAATAGAATGTTTAATAAATTATGGAATCATGATAGAATGATTAAAAACCATTACCTATATGAATCTAAAAGTGGATATTTTTTTAAATATACTGTAAAAGATAATTATTATCATTTCTTATCAGCTGTTAGTAATATTTTTAATAAATCAATTGATGAACTAAAAGAAATTGTATTAGATACTATTAATAAAGATAAAAATGATATGATTTTTAATTATCTTAATAATGGTGACTTGAGAGGAGCATTTAAAACAAGAAGTGATTTAATTCAATATGTTAAAAACTCATTATATTTAGAATATGATATAGTAGGTGAAATACTATCGATTCCAGGTGTTATGACAGCAAATGGTTTATTTTATTATATTATTAAAAAGAATAATAAAAATGAGTATTTTATGAAATGTTTAAATAACGAAAATATTTTTATGATAGATCAAAAGAAAGATATTGTAATTATTTTAAAAGAAGATAAGTATTATTTTCCAATTTATTTATTAAAGAAAGAAAAGAAAGTTGATAAAAAAATAATATTAACAAGATACTATAATGTGAAAACGCAAGAAAAATATAATATGTTATTTGATGAATTATATAAATATTATTCTCAAAGTTGTCAAAGTAATATTTTAAGAAAAATAAATAATTCATATGATATTACTGCTAAAAATATAATTAATAAATTAATTGGAAGTAAATTTAAAGTAACTCAACAAATAATTGATGAAAGATTTAAAACAAGATATTTATTAATTAATAATAAAATAATTATACCAGTTACTCCATCTGGTACTATGTATAATATTTCTATTAATTCAAATTATAACGATATTATTAGTAAAAAAGTAACAGATATTGAAACTACTATTAAAAATTTAAATTTAATAAATAGAGTTTTAGATAAAAAATATCAAGCTAAATATTTAATTTATAATAAGATTTTCAAAGGAAAGTATAATATAGTTTCATTAAGATTAACAAATAATTTATTAATACCTGTTAAAAATAAATCATTAACATTGAAGGAGATTGAAAGATACAAAAAAAGTCATAAATTATTACTTAATTATAGTAGTATTGATGATAAAGTAGATATGGCTATAAGTAATCCTGATGATAAAAAATACATTAGAAGACAAAATGTTAAAATAAACGATTATCATACAGAAGGTTATAACTTGTTTAGATTAGAATTAAGTTTATTTCTAGAAAAAAACCCAGATATTAAAAATAAGATTATTAAAATAGTTAGAAATAATGATATGAAAAAAAAAGAGAAAAAATCTGAATTGTATAAAATATTAATAATAATAATAAATAAAAAAATAGACCCTTCGATAAAATTAAAATTAAAAACTAAAAATTTTAGCCATATTATTAAAGAATATCCTGATTTAAAAAATTATGTTAAAACTAATATTAGAGAATATTGTAAGGCTCTTGATAAAAATAAATGCTCTAAAAATCCTCATTGTTTTTGGAATGGGTCTAATTGTAGTTACATGATGACAATTGATATGGCTAAAGACTACATCAATAAAGTTCTCTATGAATTTTTAAGAAATAAAATAGAATTTAAGGAAATTATTCAAGAGAGTGATTATTTTGTATCTGATATTGCAAATTATTCTTTATATACAGATAGACCAGGGCAAAAAATTATTAGAAGCAATAATTTTAATTTAAACAAAATTTTAAGTGAACTTTTTGGTGTTAAAAATGTACCTAAAATTGGAAGAAGAAGAGGACAAAAATATTATAAAAATGAAGAGGACGAAGTTCCTAAATTGATTCAATTAGGTAGTCAATATATACAAGCTGTTTTAAATAATAAAAATTCTATAATAAGAGCATATGTTAATGGATTATATTGGTTAACTAACCCTTTGTATCACATAGATAGTAGAAATCTTGGATTTAATTCTCCACTCCAAGATAAAATAACAAATATATTAAAAGTAAAAATTATAGAATTTATTAAAGATAATATTAATGATAAATATTTTAAAAAATTCATGTCCAATGATGAAAATTTCTTTGACACTGCTTTAAATAAATTTAGAAAAAATGTGTTAAATACTTCTGGAGAAATAGAATTTTATGTATTAAGCTTCCTGTTTGATTTTCCTATATTAGTATATGATAATTTTAATAATATTATAAAAATATTTTACAGAGGTAATATACCTGTTAATAATAGTAATATAAAAAGATATACAGATGTTAATACCATTAAAAATTCTATACATGTAAAATTATTATTCGAAGGTAGTAAAAGTATACCAAAAAATATAAATTGTATTTATTTTAATTAATTATCTAAACTATTTTAACATGAGTGGAAATAAATATAATGTAAAAGTTTTAGAAGAATTAATAAAAAATCAAAAAGAAAACATACCACTAAACTATAAACTAACATATTCTGATATTAAAAGATTGTCAAAAAATATCGATAAGAGTATATTTGGAGATGAATGTGTCATTTGGAAAGGTTTTGTTAATGTAAAGAGTAATAACAAAAAATATGTAAATTTTTATTTTAGAAAAAAAAAAATTGCTATTAATCGTATTTTATACATGAATTATAAAGGAGAATTAAGTCCTTCTGAATATTTATGTTATACTTGTCCAAATCAAGGAGTATGTTGTAATATTAATCATATTAATATTAAAAATACAAACGTAAATAAAAAAGTGAAATGTATCAAATGCGATGAGATTAAAGACAGACCAAAGTTATTAAAGAATAAACAAATTATTTTTGATGGATAAAATAATTAATATCAGTATGTATATAGATGTTAGGTGGTTTTCCCCCAATTAAAAAAGATAAAGAGAAAAAAATTAAAAAAAAGATTAAAAAAACGAATAACACTAAAAAAAGTTTAAAAAAATCGAGATTTTCTTCAACTAAAATAGATAATGTTAACCTGAAAGATATTTTATCTTTAGTAAAGATAAAAAAAGTTTCAGAAGATATTATTAAAAATGAAGAAATAGAAACTATTATATCTCTTTAATTATTTTTCTTCTTGTAATATTTTTAATGTTTCAGAAAATATTTCTTGAAAATTTTTGTCATTCATCATTTCCATTGGATTTTTCATAATATCTGGGTTTCCTATCATTCTATTTTTAAAATCTTCATTCATTATTTTATTTCTAATATTCTTGTTATTCATTAATTTACTAGCAAGATTCATCATATTACCATCTTTCATCATACTATTCATCATTTTAGGATCAATTTGAGGCAATTTAGGTTGATTATCATTTTCAATGATTTTAATATTATTTTCAATTTTCTTTTCAGCTTCTTCTAATTCTTTATATCTTGAATAAGCTACTTTTGATTCTTCTTCTTTACCCATTTTTTCTAAGGTTTGTGATAATCTAAACCATCCCTTAAACCAATCACTTTTAATTCTACAAATCTCAATACAATCTCGTAATGAACCTGAATAGTCTTGAAGGTAAAAATAAGAGAGTGCTCTGTTTGAAAGAATAAGATGAATATCATCTTCTTCTTCCTCTATTCCTTTAGTATAACATTCTATAGCTTCTATATATTTTTGTTTACTAAAAAATTTATTACCTTGTTTTCTGTATTCCATTATTAAATATATGTAAAATACTTTTAAATGTTATTTTTTTAATAGTTTTTAACATTTGTACAACGAATTTACAAAAAAAATTGGAAATAATAATAAAATTCTCTGCAAGAATTTTATATTTTCTTTTTTTTATTATTTTAATAATAATAAAAAAATTGATATAAAAACAAAGTAGATATTTTATTAATGAACATCTTAAATATCCTTTCACTTCTTTTGTTAACTTGTTCCGGTGTAACTAGTAAAACAATTGAACTTACATCGAATAACTTGGTTAGTCTACGTGGACCCATTAATGCTTTTAGCGCTTCAAAATTTATTCATGATACTTCTAATATGCAAAGTAATGTAATTAATATTGTTATTAATTCACCAGGTGGTTCAATTAGTGATGGTAATGTGATTATTGAACAAATAAAAAGTTTAGATAAATCTAATGTAAAAATTAATTGTATTTGTGATTTTGCAGCATCAATGGCTTTTATAATTACACAGGCATGTCCTAATCGATATGGTATGTCAAGTAGCGTCCTTATGCAACATCAAATGGCACTAAGTATAGGTGGTGAAATTAATCGAGTTAATTCTTACTTGACTTATATTGACTCTCTTAAAAACTCCCTTGATAATATGCAATCTAGTAGGATAGGTATGAAACTTCAAGTATTCCAAGATAAAGTCAAAGATGAATGGTGGGTTTATGGAAAAGACAATGTTAATAAAAACATTTTAGATGAGATTATAGTATTAAAATGTTCAAATACTCTTAATCGTTATAAAGATTCAGTAAAAATTACTACATTTTTTGGTGAAGTAATTTTAACATATGTAGGATGTCCGCTTGTAAGAGAACCATCTCAAATTGTTTGGAATAATATAGAAAAAGAGAAAGCTTTAAGATTAGCATATAACTATATTCATAAACCTCGTGAATTTATAAAATATTCAATTTAATTTTGATAATTAATAACGACTAAAGTTTCATTTTTTTTAAATGAATTATTTAATCTATTAAAAAAAATACTATTATTTTCTTTACCAACATAGTATTTGAAAAAAGGTATCATTACTTTATTTTCATTTACCATTTCAAAACTTTTAACTATAATAAATGCCTGTTCCTTATCTTTAATATAAATTAAAGTAACAGAGTTATCTATAGTTTTCATAGTATCATAAATTATATGTTCAAAAAAATCTGCGAGTTTTGTATTATTATAATAAAAATCTAATAAAAATAAATTTTTTAAATTAATCTTATTAATATCTTTATCAATATTATAATAATTTTTTACTTCATTATCAAATATTTTTTCAAAAACTTCATAATTTTTTACTTCATCTTTAAAATATGAACTCCATTTAACATCTTCGATACTCATTTTATTAATGTATTTAAACTGTTCCATCTATATTACATTAGATTTTTAATTAAAAGAATAATCTTTATATATTTAATGGATAATAATGAATATAATAATGAACAAAATAATCAAGTACAACATTTTGAAAATATTATGAATTGGGATATGATTAATAATAGTACATGGGGTGATTTAGAAAATAATATTCCTATATCACCTGTAATTAACCATGGTCCTAAATATACTCTTATGAAAAAAAAATTTAAACTGAAACTTATTAAAGAACCTAATTCTACTCATCATATGAAAATAAAATATAAAAAGAGAGATTTTAGCAAGGAATTTGATAACAAAAGATTTTTAAGTTAATAAAAGTAGCTAAAAAAGATGATTATTATATATAGTATATAGATATGGAAGAATGTGTAGTGTGTTTAGAAGATTGTACTATGGATATATCTGAACTTAGAATAGAAGATTGTAAGTGTAAATGTAAGTACAAAATTCATTTTGATTGTTTAACAGAATACTTAAAAACTAATAGTAATAAATGTTTATATTGCGGTGAAGAAATCTTTGAAACTAATATTATAAGTATTCCTTACGAACCAAATGTAGATGAACCGTATGCTTTAACAACTATAATTAATAATAATAGGATTATAAGACAACATAGTGAAAATAAAGAATGTAGTACAAGTCATATGAAAATATTTTTTTTTTGTATTGTAGTAGTTATATTATTGTATATATTCTTAGCTATTATTTTATAATTGTATAAATTTAACTAAAGGGAGTTATTCCTAAATGTGATGTAGGATGATTACATATTTTACAAAATGTAAATTTATACTCACCTCGTTTTAATTTTTTATTAGAGCATTCATAACAAATTATAGGATATTGTTCCATATCCTCTAATTTTAAACAACAATTACTACACATAATAAGATTATAATTATATCCTAAACTGTTACAACAAATAAAACATTTATGGAAATAATTATTAACTAAACCATTTAATAAATGATTTTTAAATTTAGGAAATTTTTGAAATAATATTTTTCTAACAAGTAGTTCATCTATTTTTTTGTTTAATGCTAAAAGATATATTTCTTTCATGGGAATAAAAGAATAAATATAACTTATCAAGTCTTCTGAAAGATTTTTAATATTCATACTAAATTAATTTAGATTATTTTAATTAAATTAAATATCAATTGCGTTCTTTTTCTTTAATCTTTTTTTAAACAAGTCTACTACATCTGCTTTTTCTTCAATAGATGATAATTCGTCAGAATCTGTAGATTTTTTTTTTGTCTTTTTAACAAATCTAAGAATATCAATTTGTCCTTTCTTTTTATTTTCTGCTTTAACACGGAATCTATCAAACATCTTAGTTGGATTTTTAATTACTAATTCTAAGAATTGAGTAGCAGGAGTCATAATTTGATTTTTCATATAAAATAGATAATCTATATCTAAATTCATTTCTTTAATAAATTTAGGAGTTTCTATCCTATCACCTTGTAATGTGTTTTTTGTTTCGTTTTCAATACATACTGCTGCATATTCTATCCTATCACCTGATTGAGGTTTATTACCTGGATCACGTTTTCCTATTCTCTCTGCCAAAACTACGTGAGCAATTCTAGTCCAATCTTTATATGATTCTTTGAGTTTTAGTGTTTTACTTGTTAGAAAGTATTTCATATCATATTTTCCTTTAAACATATCTTTCAAACATTTTTTGGTAAATTTTCTAGCTTGTTCCGGACTCTTTTCATTAAGTAATCTAGTAATAATACCATCACAAACTTCTTTAACAATAGGTGAATTATCTCGTCTCTTCAAGACAATACCCATATAATTCATTTTATATTTATTCTTATCAAACTCATATTTATTACCTACATAACGTTTTTTAGTTAGAATAATATAAGGCCAAAATGTTTTCTCATATTCCAAATCATGAGGTGACGGTAGTCTAGATTTAACAAGTTCTCCTGATAGAATACCCAGATCTACAGACAAGTCTAGACATGTTTTATCTGTTATCTTATACCCTCCTTGATAGAATTTAAGACAATTATTAAATTTAGATAGTTTCTTATTGTAAACCCAGTAAGGTTGAATCCAATTATCCATCATAGTATCTTTAATAAATTTTTGAATCATTTCTACAATATGTTGCTTTTTATTTTCAGAAAAGTCATCTGGTACTAATCTCATCATTTCTATCATACTATAACCCTTTCTGAAAATCTTTACATGTAGAATTTCATCATAGACATATCTAAAGTCCTTGCCTTTAGCTCTTTTAGTCATCAAGTAAGTTAAATCATTATATTCTTTCAAGAATAAATCTTGTAATGTCCATAACCAAGGAAGAAACATTAATTCAACATATTCTTTCATGAATTGTAGTATTCTTATTTCTGTTGGTAAAATTTCTTTCCAATGTTCAGGATGCGGAGGTACCTCTGGTCCATCTGGTATTGTTAATTTTTTAATTTTCTTTTCATTGTAAAATTCCAAGTAGTTTTTATCCCAAATTTCCAAATAGTCATCTGGAATAAATTGACCCATTAATTTACCACCAAATTCTATTATTTTTTTCCATAAACTTAATGAAGTCTTTTTATCTAATAATTCTGTTTCGCCACGATATCTAAAGCAGGTAAATACAGAATCCGTATTATGTACAATCATACATCCTACACCCGCATGAAAATGATTATCTTCAGTAGTCAAATCATAAACATAATCTTCTTCAAATTTCCATTCTGATATTTTCTTTATTAGATTAGGTTCCTTCCTTAAACTATTGCATACTCGAATTCTATATATATCTTTTTTATCATCTCGACAATTGAGTGATACTTTAAAACCTAAACTCTTTGCTAAGTAATATAAACCAGCAGAAACTTGAGTTCCTTTTTGGTCTATTTGTTGTCCACATCTAATTTTATCTTCGGATGATTTAGATATTAAGTGAATACTATTCTTACTATTATTCATATCTTTTGAAATCTTACCTTTGTTAGTTTTGAAACCATCCGCTTCATACATACCTATCCAAAAAGATTTTCTAATATTTATTCCTGAGTTTAATATCTCCAATGGAATTTTCTTTTCTTTATCAGTATTGTAAAACTTTTCTCTGAAATACATTATTAAATCTTTAACTTTAAAATTTTTATCATTAACTCCAGGTACAAGTTTATAAACATTTGATGACCTAATTGTATCTAATATTTTCCAAGTATATTCGTTAAAATATTTATCACAGATATCTTTCAATCTATTTAATACATTAATATCTTTATTATTAAATGCAAAACTAGCTTTATCACATGATTTATAATATCCTGCTGAACCATCACCCATAAAGAATCCCAACATGTAAGCTATTTCTTCATTTAACTCTTTATTAAAAAATTTAAACTCATTTTCATTAAAACTTTCTGGAAAGCTATGAAGTAATGATGTTCCTACAGTTACTTTTGAGGCATCAACCATTTCTCCATTTTTATCAAGTAGAGAATGCTCATCTGTTACTATAACTACACCATGATGTGTCTGAATTTTTAATAGTTTTTTATTCTTTTCTAATTTATGTCTAATAACACGTTTAATATCTTTCCATCCTTTTTCAGTCCAAGTCATATAATTACAAAGTTCAGATGATTCTTTACCTTGGTGATAATTACCCCATCTATTCGATAAATCTTTTATCTTTTTTATTTCAACCATTCCGGTTTTTTTATTTTTCAAAAGCAATGGTGTATTACCTATAACACTGTCGCCATATTTTATAATAGGTGACGAAATAATTCCTTCCATATCATCTAAGTATTTATTAATATCTATAACCAGTTCATTATTTGGATAATTTTTTACTTCTTGTTCTAAAATTTTATTAAAAGTTGTACTATCCTTATTTTCTCTAGCATGATACAATCCATTCATAATATATGGTAAGTATTCTTCATCGTACTTTTTAGCAAAGATTAACATTTCTCTACCAGTATTGGTGGTACAAGCAGCTATATCTCTATCACGAACCGGTGATGTACCTGCACCTAATTGACCATAAAGACTATTAGCAGTTAATTTTAAAGCTAACTGCTTACCATCTAAGATTGATTTCTTAAAAGGGTCTTTTTCTGTTTTCATGATTTTTTTAACACGTTTTCTTTCACTTAATAGTGTATGAAGAATAGTAGGAATCACACCATATTCATTATTTACTTTAGCGAATCTACGATATTTAATACTACCATCATTTTCTCTAAACTGAGCATTATAATATTCAACACCAGGTAAATTGTCATAAGCTTCATCTATAATTTTAGTTTCATGACTCAAGTTCTTATGTAAGATACATGAAGGATATAGAGAACTATAATCTTTTACACATAATGATTCATAAATGGCACTGGGTATTGGGTCAAAAACAATTGCCCCTTCATAACTACCTGGATTAACAATAGGTTTCTTTAAAACTGGAAATACATAACCAAATTCACGGTAAAATTTACTACAAAGTGAAAATAACTTAATACCTTGACCTCGAGTAAATAAGAAATACATTGGGATACAACATACATTTGCCATTTCAATACTTCGAGTTACTACGTCTAATTTATTTATTAATAGATTACATAAGCGACAATCCTTAACACAGTATTTAGCTACAATCGCTCTATCTGCAGGAGAGCCTTTTTGTAATCTAAAAATATCTTTAGGACCTACGTCATCTTTTGCTTGTGACCAAAATAATTTACCATCACCTAAGATTTTTAGTTCATTATGAATATCAAAATCTGTTTCTATATATAATATTTTATTATTCTCGTCTATTTTATTAACACGGTATTTTCTTCCAACATTATCTGAAACAAAACTTTTAAGTAATTCAATATGAATATAATCATCTACATTAATATCATTAATACTAGCACACTTTAACATATACTTGTTTCCTTTTAATATTTCTATACTATCTATACCTCCTCTAATAAAATTAGCAGAAACATTATCTAGTTTATATGAAGTAAGATTAAAGTTATTTTGAACATCTTTCATTAAGTCTATATGAACTCTTCCTGGGGTTTCCCAATATCGTAATAAATTTTCACCCATTGCACTACTAGCAAGTTTCATCTCCTTAAAATTACAATAATGTTCTTTCAATTTACTCATATAATTGATATTATCATAACCTAATACATTTTCACATCTATCATAAATATATTTTTCATCGAAATAAAAGATATTCCAACCTGTCATTATATCACAATCAGATTGTTGAATTTCTTCTAACCAACCTCTAATCAGTTCTTTTTCATTCTTATAACTTTCTACAATTGCACCATCTACCTTATCAGTTTTATTGAGACATACAATGTGTTGTCTAAATGGCATTGATTCACCAATTCTAGTATAAGTTGTTCCAATTTGAATAATTTTATCACCATTTCTTTTAGCTTGAGGGAATTGTCCATCAATACTATTACATTCTATATCAAAACTAGCTATAATCAGAGGAGCGTTAACTTCCTTTTCTATTGCAGTGATATTATTCCAATGAATTGTCATTTCGTAATAACACAAAGATTCTTTTTCGTCATTAAGTTCTATTTTTGTATTATCTGAAGTACTCATTATAGTATTATATTCTTCAAAAGTTTTAATATCCAATGGTATAGTACATTTATTAGAATCTACTTGAATCCAACCACATCCTTTAATATTTTTAATATGAAAACATCTAAGAAATGCAGGAAAATTGGATTCGTAGATGGGATAATTAATACCCTTTCTACTAATTTTAGGAATTACTAACTTTTGATTATAAATTTTTTTCTCCCAAATATGTCCACAACTTTCACACTTTAATTTTGCTAATTTAAATTTTCCACAATTAGTTTCACTCAAACCTTCTACTTTTGTTTTATTACATTCTGGACAATTAAGCCTAACATAAGGTTTAAAAATAGCAGCAAATTTTTTTCTAGAAATATCATTATTGAAAACTAAAAGTGCAAATAAGAATTTTTTATTATTAGTAAAACCACATGGTTTCATCTTCTCAACCAATTTAACATCAATAAGACCATCTTTGTATTTTCTAGGAAACACTTTATTATTATATTTACTAACTAGATATTCTTTCATATACTTAATATTCTTTTTAGCTTGTTTTTTAGTCCAATCTTCTGGTAATTCTATGAAGAAATAAGGAGTATAATCTGTAACTTTACAATAAACAGATTTACCATCTATTGTTTTTCCGAAGGTATGAATAACGTATTTAGGAAGAACGTTTTCCATTTCACTATCGCTGTCATGACCTTCTTTTTCAAATACATGGTCTTCTCTGAAATCATATATTTGAAATTCTAATGTATCATTTTTAACTGACATAATATATATATTTATATTTATTAATCTGTAAATCAATTTTTATAACATTACATATTATAGTTATAAAGTTAATAGAATTTTCTTCTTCTTATTAGATGTGCTTTGTGAATATAGTGATATCGTCTTATGTTAATATATACTTTACAAAGTTGTATATAAATTTTATACTACTTTATAAAATATTTATTATAGTAATTAATGAAAGAAGAAAATTCTTTATTAAATAAGATTTTATCTTTAACATCATCTATTATAGATACACGTGTCAATAAATATATAAAAAAAGAAGAAGTGTCAGTTAATTTTAATTTATTCCATAACAGTAATATTAGGAATTATCAAATGTATACTATATATATTAATAATGATTTTGTAGAATTAATAAAACTAGGGGCAGAAATTTTTTATGAAAAAGGAAATAATAAATTTACATATGGTATAATTACAGAAATACTCCAAGTTCAATTAAGTGATTCAAATAATAATATTTCTATTATAACTGTATATATTAGATCTAAAAATATTGTTACAAATTCTAATAATATAGGAAAAGTATCTAATGTTTATGTTAAAGATTGGTTACAGGTAAAACACTATTTTGAATTAGAAAAGGTAGATACTATACGTAACAGTCATTATTATGCTATTAAATCTAGTATTGATTACGGTGAATGGATAAGATTAGAGTTAGAAATGAATGCACGTCAATATAATCTAACTAATGATACGTTTAAAGACTTGAAGATTACACAAAAGAAATGGTTTTGGAGAAGTAACTTTAGGATACCAGGTGAAAATAAAGATTATTATTATATACATAATTCCCGCTATAACATTTTAAACCATCCTAATGATATTGACGTACAAATTAATGATTTAATACATATAGTTGATGACTTTGAATTTAAATTAAAAAATATATATAATAATGATGACGTAATAATAGCTCAAAATATATGGGATACAACTATTACATTTAATAATAATAATAATAATTTAAAATTGTTCGGAAAAAATATACCCAATAGGAATTTTTCTAATTTCGATATTTTAAATAATAAACTAACCTCTTTTAAATATAATGGTGAATATTATTGTGTTGGTGCCTTACATGAATTTATTCCCATATATGAACCTAAAATTAAACAATTTATAGAACCAAAATATAATAATCTTGGTCAAAGAGAAATTATTAATAATTTAAAATCAATACCAATATGTAAATGTTCAAAATCAGGAGTAGATATGGAAATTGTAAATATATCTAGAAAGGAAGATATTATTGTTTTTAAAGTTAATAATACTCATAATAATTTTGAAAAATATAAAACATTAAATGAGATATATAATTTACCTACTAATTTAAATTATGATAAAAATAATGTATTATTTGATATTAATGGGTACAGATGTTTATATGATTCAGTTGATTGTTTTCATATAAAATTAATTAATACTAACATGACTACTAATTTATCATCATCATGTATGTATGATGAATTGAATAATATTAGAGGAATTGTGATTGGTAAAGAATCTGTTACTTTAGATGATTCGAGTTTAAATATTTATAATACATTAAATACATTTAATAAAAACAATTATAATGATAATAATAATATTATTTATATGGTTCCAATACAATCTATTATCAGATGTTTAAATAAACAACCTTTAAAAGATTTACCATTTAGAATATCCTATTCTAATAATCAAAAAGTTTATTATAGTAGTAATAACATATATTCTAGCATTATTAATATATATGATGATAATAATACACAAAGTGTATTGACTAATTTTAATGAATCTACAGAGTTAACAAACTATGATAATCGAATTAATCAAATTTCTGATTATGAAAATTGGAAAAATATTAATGTATTAAATTTAATTCCTTTAGATATGGATTCAAAATTTGGTTTAGGCCATGATGCTAATGCAGCAGTAACTATTAATGATATTAAATTAAGTTTAGATAATACACAAGATTCTTTACTCAAAACTTATGCAGAAGGTGCAATTATAATATTAAGTCGTGGTCTAAGTACGTTTAGTACGAAGAGAAATTTTTGTAAATTATTAAAAGCAAAGGCTTTTTTTTTAATTAATACTCAAGAAGGATCTTTAAGTATGGGTGGTACCTCTGATAATTTATTAAGTATTTCTTTTGGTAATCAGTACATGAAATATTTTGAAAATGCTAGTATTAAAGGATATAAATTTAGTCTTTTATTAAATAATTTCTATACAAACACTGAAAATAAGGAATGGATAATAAAATATAAATATAATGAAAATGATGAATACATGGATGTTATAAATACATCTACTATAAATATGCTAAATATAGAAGATAAAAACTCTCAATTTGGTGTAATTGATAGATTTAACCATAATATTGATTATACTAAACCTATTTATATTAAATTAATTAAAAGTTCTAGTAATACAGTTAGAATAGATAAAGATTTTTACAAAACTAATACTTCTGACGAACTAGAAAAAGAATTTACGATAAACTGGAATGATATAAATAATATGGATGATATACTTGATATACCTAATAATAAATTAACAAATCTTAAAAAACAAGTTTATTTTGATAATATAAAAAATATAAGGTTTTAGTTTATATAAAAGAAAGTTATTATTATATTAACACGAAATCCATAATTTCATATCAATTTTAATTGATGTTTTTATCACATTAATTGTCATCATATCATCTTTATCTTGAGACATGAAATGAAAATATACATTATGAGCTTTTAATATATACTGGACATAGTAATATAGTTATTCATATAACGTAAATAAATAGGAAATAATATCTTTAAAAATTTATACAATAAAACTATAAAAATCTAAAATATATTGATATGACTTATAATGTAAATAATATAAGGAAAGTACATTTAGTTCCCCATTACTTGTGGTCTACTATTTCTTGGTCTGAATTAAATTTAGATGAATCAATAGCATGGGGTTTAATTGGATATGACATGGACACATGGGATAATAATATTTTAAAAATTCAATCATATAGTGAATATAATGATATTCAACAAAAAGCTATACTAGATTTAGGATTTAAAGATTATTCTTGGAATGCTAGACCTGTTAATCCTAAATTCCCTACTATTTTATTAGATGATGATGATGAGGAGGAAATTTCTGTAGATAATATAGTAGAATATTGGGATGTGCATAATTGGGATGATCTGGATCAATATCAAAAAGAACTATTTTCTATAGTTGGATTTGATGAAGAATCATTTGATTACAATATATACCCAGAAATTAATTGGGAAGACTTTAGCGAAGAACAAAAAGATAGTCTATGTTTTTTAGGCTACAATCAACCTACTTGGAGTGAAATATTATATGATCAATTAGATGACAATGAAGAAGATGATAATAATTATGAAATTGAAGTTGTAATAGAATTAGATTATGAAGAAGAGACAAGTGAAGATGATGAAACAGAAGATAAATTATCTATAATGGAAAAAGGCCAATTAAAAGAAAAGAAATTAGATTTTATGAAAGTCTTAAAAAATTATAATAGTAATGAAATAAATTTATTAATTAATTACTATATTACTTTAAAAAATGCTAGGTTATTTAGTAAACAACTCTCTTTTACAGAATTTGTAGAAAGATTATAATTTGTATAAAAAATTTTATACTACTATAGTATTTAAAACTGTATTATTTTAAGATGGTTTTAAATATAAGAACACCTGATATAGTTCCACATTTTTTTTGGATAATGGATTGGAATGATTTGAATAATGATGAAAAAGATGCATGGAAATTAATGGGTTATGATGAAAAATCTTGGATGAATAATAGCTTACTTAAAAAAAATTTTTATGATTATACACTAGTTAAACAAATCGCCATCAATAAATTTGGATTTAAGGATTATATGTGGGATACTTCTCCTGTTATTGAATTTGATATAATTGAACATTATAGAAATTTAAAGTGGGATGATCTTAATAGATATCAAAAAGAATTATTTAATTCTTTAAGCTATTATCCTCATAATTGGAATAAATCAAGTATAACAAAATTTAGTGACTTTTCTTATAAGTTAAAAGTAGTTATAGAGTTTCTAGGGTTCAATGAAGAAACTTGGGATATTTTTATAGAGGTTGGAGATTCTATTAACAAAAATGTTATTACAGGTGTAAATAATACTATAAATAAATCTAAATTATTTAACCTTGCATCTAATGAAAGAGATTTATTTAGTCTAATCAGATTCATTAATAGGAAGTAAACTGGTATAAAATTTTTATACAAGTGTTAATAATATATATAAAATATATTAAGAATGACATATAATGTCAATAATATTAGAAAACCTGATATAGTTCCTCATTTATTTTGGAATGGGGATTGGGATGCTTTAAATGCAGATGAAAAAGAAGCTTGGAAGGTAGTAGGTTATACTATGACCACTTGGAATAATAACACTCTTACTCTTAAATCTTTCGAAGATTATACTGATAACCAAAAAAAAGCTATTAATGATCTTGGATATCAAGATTATATGTGGGATGATTATCCCATTAATATAAGCTATCCTTACACTTTAGAAGAATGGAATGATGATGGTTCCGATGCTACTGTTACTAACATAGATGACTACTATGAAGAACATGATTGGGCAGATTTAACTAAATACCAACAAGAACTTTTTGAAACATTAGGTGATAAAGAATGTAATTGGGAAGAAGATGGTAGTTGTGATGACATTAATATTCCATGGAAAGATTTAACAATAGCTCAAAAAGCTGCTGCTACATACTTAGGTTTTTCAGAAGCCGATTGGGCTATTTGGGTTGGTACAACAGGTGATAATGGTAATACTGATGGACATACTGATGGACATGCTGATAATACTGATGGTCATGCTGATAATACTGATGGTCATGCTGATAATACTGATGGACATGCTGATAATACTGATGGTCATGCTGATAATACTGATGGTCATGCTGATAATACTGATGGTCATGCTGATAATACTGATGGACATGCTGATAATACTGATGGACATGCTGATAATACTGATGGTCATGCT